GATATGAAATGTCCGAGACCGAGCTTCAGCTGCAGAGCGGCGAACATGAATTGCTGAAAGGAGAATGAAAATGAATGACGATAAAATCCTTATAGAGGCGCTGCGGAGGCTGTCGGTGCAGACCGGATCTATCGCCTGTCTTGGCTGCGAATATGAGTACGATTGCGGAATCTACGGCTGCGCGAAGACGAGCAGGGCGTATTAGTTATCGCGAGCGGCAGACCGCGAGAGCATTTAGAGTTGGATAGTGCCCATGAACTTGCAACATTTTACGCCGGCGAGGGCTGGCTTTTTGAGGCTTATCCGGATTGGGATGATCCACAGGTGACTTATTGGATGCCGCTGCCGGAGTTACCGACGATTGAGTGACGGAGGTCCTGCAAATGAACACAACGATGAATATGACCCTTGAGCAGCTGATCCAGGCGACGGAACTCTGCGGAGCGGGTGCACCCGGTTCTTGCTCAGAGTGTCCGTTAAATGACCCAAGCGGAGATTTTGAGTGCATTGAATACCTTATGTCGCAGGCTGCGGCTGCGCTTAAAGAGTATGCATGTAACGGAGGCGGAATATAATGGCGGTTTTGCTTTCAGTCAGACCGAAATGGTGTGAACTTATAGCAAATGGAAAGAAAACGGTGGAAGTCAGAAAAACAAAACCTAAGGCTGAGCCGCCATTTAAGTGCTATATTTACTGCACAAAGCCGAGTAAAAAATATCAAACAATAAGCGGCTGCATGGTGTTAAATGATGACGAACTGTACCGTCACCCAACGCAGGGAATAAAACACGGTGACAGCATTGAATTGATGCGTTTTGATGGTGATGAGTACAGTAAAGACAATTTCCTGAATGGCAAAGTTATCGGCGAGTTTATTTGTGCGGAGACTGAGTGTTTCAC